GGTGGCTACTCTCAGCTCGATGTCGGCGCGATCCCACCACGCGTCGCCGGAAGGCGGGGTGAATCCGACAGTGATTTTAGGCAGCCAAGTGCCGTCCTTGTGCAAATCGTGGCTCTCGTTTAGCGCAAGCCCGGTCACGTGAAGCGGCGGGCGTTTCGTGGGGTCTTGGATTGTTGTTCTTTGAGATGTTGAATAACGCGCGCCTCCGCCGGCGTCTCCATAGATGTAGTCGAGTCTCTCTCTGGCGACTATCACGCGGCTGCCGGTCGCAGGGTCTTCCTCCACGCTGGTGACGCGAAAGCGCTTGTTAGTCCAACCCACCGTGCTAAGCGTCAAGGGCGTTATGTCGCCCGGTTCGACCTCGGCGGCGTTCAATCCCGCCGTCCATTGCGCTATCCACTGAACGTCGCGGGCTGTTTCGAGCGCCGCTTTCGCCATCCTTCGAGCCTGCGCAGGGTTCGTAATGTAAAGCAGACTGATTTCTTTTTGTCTGATCTGCCCGGTCGCGCTCTGATCCTCGTGGTCGTCGTATGTCACGTCCGCCCGCGTGTTTCCTTGCCACGGGTCTGTGTAATAAACTCTCACGCGGTTGGGTTTTTCACTGCGGGGTATTTGCGATAGAGTGACGCCCGCCTCGCCGCCGACGATGTTGGTAGCGTTAAAATAGACTGATGGTTCAGGCGCCAGCGAGTCGCAGTTCAGACAGATTTTACCTTTGCGCAACGTGACGAATCCTCCAAAGCTTGCGAGAATATCGTCTAAAACGTCTCTGGCGGGGCGTTCGGTGTCAATCGCCGCGTCGATGCGGTATCGTTTTGCCGGCCAGTCGGGATAAACTTCTATCTGGGCGACGTGAAAGTGCTCGTTTATCGTGTTTCCAGAGCCGTATATTTTGAAATACTGGTAAGTTCCACGCTCGAACTCAACGTCCTGCCGGCCTTTGTAATTGACGCCGCTGCCGGTCCCGTCAAACAGGGTCGTGTACGTTTCATCGTCCGCCGAGGCTGTTATTTTATAATTGTAATACTCCCGGTCGTCTCCTGCCCACAAATACAAACGCAGAAAAGACGTCAATACCGCCTCGGCGAGAGTCAGTTTTCCGAGATACGTCAGGTCTTCGGTCTGCGTGGCCACGCAGTACCACGGGTCGGTATACGAGAGGGTGTGTCCGTTGTTTCCGTGAGTAGGATTAACGCCGCCTTCAATCACAGCGCCGTTTTCCGCGTGCGCAACGTTGGTTTTCTGTCTTTCGTATTCGCCGGGAATCTCATATTCGCTGTGTGTGGCAATCGCAAATATGCTATCCTCGTCTATGTCGGCTGCAGGGATTGCGCCGAAGTTCACAGCGAAATCGCGAAATACATAGGCGACGTTGCGGGGGGCGGCGTTCGGATTGACAAATATGTCTTCTGGTATTTTGCGGCCGCGCACTCGCGCAGTGACCACCGGCTCGCTGGTCAGCAGGTCGCCTGCGGCGACGGTGACGGCGGCGTATGCTAGCTTTTTCAAGCTGCCCTTGTAGCCGGTCAGCCGTTCGTCGTTCGTCTGCGCGGCCGTGCCTGTATAGGTGTCCGCCGAGCAGCCGTTATAGCCCTCGAATCTCGCGCCGTTAAGCATAACCTCGCTCACGGCCACGCACTCGCCTTGCGCAAAAACCACCGCTCGGTCATAACTCTGTCCGGTGAGTTGATTGTGATAGACAATGTTGCCGGCCAGCCGCAGATCGCCGTACACAATCGGCACGGGGAGCAGGTTTGATAGCGTGTTTCGCGGCGGGCCGAAGTTGTACGCGGGAGATAGGTTGTGGTCTTCTTTTCTCTTCGAGAAGGCGTTCGTCAAGGAATAACCGAGCATGACGCCCTCGATAGCGCTCATCCCTGAGAGCCACGCCCATGCCGCCGCGCTCCCGAACCCAGCGCTGACGAGTCCGAAGGCGACGGGCACAATCCATTTGACAGCTTTTTTTAGGTCGCCCACGGGGTCAGTCCTCTTTCAGAATCGTTTCGAGAAACTCTATTATCCGGTCGATAACGGGCAGCGCTGAGTCTGCGCCTCGCTCCCAGTTTTTGGGAAGCGCTGCGGCGTTGTATGCGGCCAGACACGTGCGGCCGGTGGATTTAACTATTGGGCAGCGGCGGCATTTGAGGCTCGCCGTGACGCGCCCGCCCGGCTCTTCGTCGAGGTCGTGTCCCTCGTACTGGCGGCACAGGATACACTCTGACGTCTTCTCGTTCAGAGCATCTTTTCCATCAGCGTCCCCGCAAAACGCATACATCTGACGAACTTCCTGCCATGCGAGTATGTCGCGCTCTACTGTCGCGCGGTCTTCTGGTGTGAGTTCCGGTTTTTTCGATTTCATTTTCGCCCTCCACTCAGTTTTTCATTATCTCGGCGGGCAGGCTTGCAAATCCGCCGAACTCGGATTGATTGCTGAAACGCGAGCCGCAGGTCGCCCAGCTTTTGTCACAGCCGCGCGTGATTTTATATGTGACGCCAGCGGCGGGGGCCGCTGACAGAGGGCGCTCCAAGGTCACTTCGCCCTCTGCCGAGGTCCTTATAACCCGGCGCTCGCCGGAGAGAGTTCCGGAGGTGATTTCAATTACGCCGTCCGTCCAGTAGCCGTCCGCTTCGTCGCGTGCCATGTCCGCTATAACTGTGTCCGTGCTCCCCGCGTCAATCGTCTGGTCTTCGAGCAGCCCGTCAGACGCTCCGCAATCGGAGTCGCCGAAAATCCACGGACATGCGGTTCCGAAATTCCGCTGGGGGATAGAGCGTTCGAGGGCTGCTAACGGGGAACGGACGCGGAGAGTGAACGCGGGGAGCGTTATTCCGACGTCCTCAACGCGTCCGGAAACGAGGAGAATATAGTCGTTTCCCGCGTCGTCAGTGTCCACCACGCCGTCGGCGGTGAAGAAAACCTGTTTGACGCGGACTGCGCAGCCGCGCAGGTCTTGCGTTAGGGCGACGTCGCCGAGAGCGTGGTCGAGATTTGCCACCGTTACGGCCACGTCGCGGTAGGTAAGTTGAGAATCGGCCACCACTGCAGGGAATATGAACGACTTGCTGACGTATGTTTCCTCTCCGAACTTCACGTCGTCCACGCAGTTGACGTAGCGGAGAGTGACCGCAGACGGCAGGTCGATTTCCAGCAGGTAGAGAACGCCTTTGCTGACAGCTTCGATCTTTTCCAACATTCCCTCTGAAAACGATCTCATAGTAGCAACCCTCTATAGTTGATGGGTGGCACGCACAAACTCGTTTGTGCGTGTTCAGTGAACGATCTCACGCGTCAACCTCCACAAATTTGGTGGACACCCGAATCCGGTTGTGACCGTAACGCTCTGCGTTGAGCGTGTCTTCGGCAAAGCGCACAAGATAGGTTTTCTCGTCTGCCGGACACGTCCAGTTGAACGCCTCAAGGCGACCGGAGCGGGCTTCAAAAAAATCGAGCAGGGTTTCATATTGAGAATCCGTGAGAAGAAATGTTACCGGAAACTCCTTCCGGGAGGCAGTCCAGAGGGCGACGCGTTCCTCGGCTCCATCGCCGAACTCGTTGACGGCGGTTTTAAATTTCGGCTGAGGCGTATATGGGTAACGGGCAATTACGCCAGCGGGAAAATTTTCAGCCATGATTATTCTCCTTCAGGCTCGGCGGCGGGGGTGAGCGTGCGGGTGATCAGCAGGTCGCCGAGTTTGGACGTGGCTCGTTTTTCTGCGGTCGCCCACTCGATGAGCAACTCGCATTCGTAGCGTCCGGACGCGGCGGTGTCCGCTTCGGAAAGCGTGAGCGAACAAACGCCTGTTGTGGGATCGACTGCCGGGTCGCAGGCCTCGGATATCTCCGGGGAGTCCCCGCCGTAGGACATCGCTGTAAACGTGACTGTGGCGTCTGTGAGATCGACGGCCGCGCCGGTTGCGTCGTCTGTCAGCGTAAATGTTAGGGTGGGGGTGTTTCGGGTGTGAGTCTCGCAGAAGATGTTTTTCACAGAGCGACCTCCGT